CACATTAAAATATGGAAACATCCAAATGAATATATGGACAAAGGCCTGATGCGCGCTTCACATATAAAACATCCATCAAATATATGGGTTCGTGCAAGTAAAGAAAACTATGAATGGTTATGTCAAATGTGGCTATGGTTAATGAAAGAATACACACATCGTTATGGCAAACATCATGCATGTGAAGCAAGAGTAGAATACTTGATGGACCCGCCAAAGAACATTTCAAATGTTTCTTTTACTGATCCAACACCTGCCATGCCTGAGTATTGCAAAGTGAAAAACGATTCGCTTTCCTCTTATCACAAATACTATATACAAGAAAAGGTTCGCTTTGCTAAATGGACAGCGAGACAAATGCCCGCTTGGTATGAACAAGGAATTATAGATGCCGACGTACAATTTTCAACATAAAAAAACAGAAGAAATTATTGAAAAAATGATGAGTATCAGTGAAAAAGAAAAATTTCTTAAAGAACATCCTGAATATGAAACTGTAATTTTAACTGCACCAAGTTTAGGTGATCCAATTCGTTTAGGACTTCGTAAACCTGATTCAGGATTTAGAGAAGTTTTACAAAAAGCAAAAGCAGCTCATTCTAAAAGCAGCATTAATACATTTTAAGAGGTGCATCGATTCATTGTAATAAGGATATCACATGGCGCGAAAAAGTGTTGCAAATACTGAATTAGAATTAAATGTAAAACAGCTTAAAGCAGTTAATAACTCACTTAAAATAAAATTGGATGATTTAAAAGCTTTTCAACCTTTAACAGATAATCAAAAAGCATTTTTTGATGCATACAAGCGAGGAGATTATTTTATAGCATTGCATGGTGTTGCAGGTACCGGTAAAACTTTTTGTGCTTTATATAAAGCATTAGAAGAGGTACTTGATAAAACAAATCCATTTGAAAAAATTATTATTGTTCGTTCAGCAGTACCTTCGCGAGAAGTAGGACACTTGCCTGGTGACCTTAATGAAAAAACAGAAATTTATCGTCAGCCATATCGTCAAATCTGTGAAACTCTTTTTGCTAGACGAGATGCATATGATAGATTGGAAGAGCAAGGCTTTGTGGAATTTATTTCCACATCGTTTATTCGTGGTATGAGTTTTGATGATGCAATTATTCTTGTAGACGAAATTCAGAATTTAAGTTATGAAGAAATTGATACAGTCATGACTCGCGTTGGGTATCGTTCTAAAATTATTTGGTGTGGTGACTATCGTCAGACGGACTTAAATAAAAAACGAAATGATATGAGTGGTATTTTAAAATTCTTTGACATTGCTCATCACATGGAATCATTTACGAGAATTGAATTTACTGTAGATGATATTGTTCGTTCATCTTTAGTAAAAGACTATATATTAGCAAAGATCAAATACGAGGACAATTTTGAAAAGATTAAATAAATGTTTATACATGAATTTGTCAAATTAACGCCACTACAAACTACAATAATAAATGGCAAACGATATTATCAAACACCTGAAGGCAATGTTTATCCTTCGGTTACTACAATTACATCTCTATACGGTAAAAAAAACATTCTTGAATGGCGTAAACGTGTAGGCGAAGAAGAAGCAAATAAAATTTCGTTCAAAGCTGCCAATCGTGGCACTAAAGTGCATAAACTTTGCGAAGATTATCTCAATAATGAATTATCATTTGAAGGTAAAATGCCTAATAGTATTGCATTGTTTAAACAAATACAACCTTTTATAGACAGGTATATTGGTAAAGTATATGGCATTGAATGCCCTTTGTATTCTCATCGTCTGCGCGTGGCGGGTAAGAGTGATTGTGTCGCGCAATTTGACGGCAAAAACGCAGTTATAGATTTTAAAACCGCAAACAAACCAAAACAAGAACATTGGATTCAAAACTACTTTATGCAATGTGCGGCATATGCTGTGGCATTTGAAGAACGAACTAATATAATCATTTCTCGCATTGCAATTGTAATTGCAATTGAAGGTGACGATCCGCAACTTTTTGTAAAAAAGCGTGATGATTATGTTGATATGTTTATATTTTATAGGAAACAATATGATGAACAACTACTACTTGAATGAAAGACAAAAAGAAATTATGAGCATTACACAAGAAGAATGTGCAGAAGTAGTTCAAGCAATCAGTAAAATTTTTCGATTTGGCTTGGACGAAACATATGAAGGCAGAACAAATCGTGAAAGACTTGAAATGGAATTGGGTGATCTACAATGTATGATCACACTTTTGAAACAATACAATATTGTAAATGAATCTTCAGTTTTCAAAGCTGAACTTGCTAAACGTAGCAGACTAGAAAAGTGGTCAAACATCTTTACGGAAATTAAATAATGATCATTCTCTATGATTACAACTATGTTGTGTGCTAAATAGTGTGTATGAAATGTAATCGATAGATAAGTAAGGAAATTTATAAAAATGGCATATTCTGATAAAGTAATTGATCATTACGAAAATCCTAGAAATGTTGGATCGTTTAATAAAGACGATGCCTCTGTAGGTACAGGTATGGTAGGTGCACCTGCTTGTGGTGATGTAATGAAATTACAGATAAAAGTCAACGATCAGGGCATTATTGAAGATGCAAGATTTAAAACCTACGGTTGTGGTAGTGCCATTGCCAGTTCAAGCCTTGTAACTGAATGGATTAAGGGTAAAACACTTGACCAAGCTATTAGCATAAAAAATACTCAAATTGCGAAAGAGTTAGCATTGCCGCCTGTAAAGATTCATTGTAGTATTCTTGCTGAAGATGCAATTAAGGCGGCAATTAGAAATTATCAATCAAAATGTGTTTGTAGTTAGGAATTAAATATGCTTATCGTAACTCAAGATGCACAGAAAAAAATTAAAGAAATTTTACTAGATGAACCAACTGCAAAATATGTAAGAGCATTTATTTCTGGTGGCGGATGTGCAGGATTTAACTATGGATTTACTATGGAAGAGAAAAAGAATGAAGACGATCTTATAATTGAAGATCTATTAGTAGATGCAATAAGTATGCAATATTTTGATGGAGCAACTATAGATTATAAAATAGACAAATTACACGGTTCACAATTTGTAATTTCAAATCCAAATGCAAAAACAACATGCGGATGTGGCAGTAGTTTTTCGGTTTAATGAATTGCTGTATGAAGCGAAGAGAAAAGTGTTCTGGACGGGGCTTCGAAGCCCCCATCTCCACCAAAAACAATCTGATCAGCACTGTGGAAAGGATTGTTTTTGATGGGGATGAAATGGTTTCGACAGAGCAAAAAGTAACGGAGTGGACAGCACGGCAGGCGATGACCGTAAATCAAGCAAAAGAAGTAAACGCAAATGATGAAAGATTTGCATTGGCAGCTTAACCGCTGACCGGAGTTTTGCTGATTGAACTTGGCAACAGAATCAATCAGCACTATTTTGGATAGTTGTAGTCGGCGGCAACACCCGTCAGGCATACCTGACTTTGGATTGTCTTATGATAGCGAACCAAAATATTTGTTTTTTTAATCTTAATCGTTAAAGGAAATTTTATGAAACATTTAATTACAACTATCATGACTCTTTTCGCAACTATCGCTTTTGCTGCTGAGCCAGCAAAGAAAGAAACTCCTAAAGCTGAAGCACCAAAAGCTGAAGTAAAGAAGGATGCCCCTAAGCCAGAGGCAAAGAAAGAAGCCGCTAAGAAGTAATTAGCAGCAATGGGGATGAAGCAATTCATCCCCTCTTTGAAAGATTATATCATGAACTATAATTACCTACGCTATTTTGACACTTTCGCATAATAAGGTAAACAATTACACACTTACCTGCTAAATGAATGGCAGTGTCACGATGATTTTGAATGTTAAATGTTTAAAGGATTTAAGATATGTCACATCCTGAACAAATGAATTTTGTCAATTTTGTGAGAGAAATATTTCCTTCACAATTCAAAGAAAAGAAAGTATTAGAAATCGGTAGTTTAAACATTAATGGTAGTGTTAGATATTTTTTTGATAATTGTCAGTACATCGGCATTGATATAGGACTTGGTCCAGGTGTAGATATTGTTTGTCAAGGACAAGAATATAACGCACCAGACAACACATTTGACACTGTAATAACGTGCGAGTGTTTTGAACACAATCCATTTTGGTGCGAAACATTTCAAAACATGTTAAGGCTATGTAAAGATGATGGATTAATTATCATGACATGCGCAACGACAGGTCGGCCTGAACACGGCACAAAAAGAACTACTCCTAATGATTCTCCGTTAACAATTGCAAAGGGGTGGAATTATTATAGAAACTTGACAAAAGAAGATTTCTATGATAAATTTAATTTAACTGAGCTCTTTTCTAAATTTCAATTCAATACAAATGAACAAAGTAAGGATCTATATTTTTGGGGAGTTAAAAAGATAAGCTGCAATTAAAAAGTAGAGTATGTTATTACATACAAAACAATTAACATACTTATTGTAGGATGAATATGACAGGAAAACTTAATATTCTTTCATCAAAAGACTTTGAAAATAAAATTAAAGAGTTGATGGAGATAAAGTCACCGATTACAATGATTGATGCAATTGTCTTATTTTGTCAACAAAACAATCTAGAAATCGAAACTGCGGCATCTCT